TTCAATTACAATGGAGCTTTCATCAATGTGCGCATAGTAATACATAAGCATTTTCTTCCTTTATTATTTAAAAATAAAATTTTACTCAGCGGGAGTAACGTTACCACCACCACCAATAGCGCCACCACCTAATTCATCTAGGCCAGAAACGGGTATACCAGCTTTTTCTAATGCGTCAGCAATTGTTAAAATATAATGGTCAACATATTTTTTTGGTACCGCATGGAAGTCTTGTGTAGGTATGTCGGATAAGGTCAATATCCCTGTCATTGTACCTCCATCGAGAGGAAGTGCCGCTGCTGCCAAATCATAAGCTTTTTTAACGGCAGATGATGTTGCTGCTGTAGCTGTAGAAATTGAGTTAACAGCAGATGACAGTTGAGTTACTCCATAATAGGTTGTTGTTGCAATAGCCCCATCAAGCATTCTATACACAGTACCATCATAAACAAAACCAACAACCGACTTAGGTGCAATCTGATTTGCCATAAGTCGGTTGGTCGCTGAAGTTTGTACGGCAATCGCACCAGTACCATCAATATTTAATGTGGTAGCAGTAGACGTTGATGCTGTATTAAATTGTACATACACTGTTGCACCAACTTCTAATTTAAAGTTTCCCTGTTGCGTTGTAACAACCTTTTCATTCGTAGGCGCAGCAGTCATACAAGTACCAAAAAACACGCCTCCACCACTATCATCGCCTGTATTTTCGATCAAATATAATTCATCTTCGTTAACTAAGTTGTTGGAAGCCATATGGTCGTAAACTGCTTGGCTTTCAACTTTATTGATTACTAAATTGAAAATTTGTTTTTCTGTAGCCATTTTTGCTCATCTCCTTTGTTAAGTCATATCTGCGGCAGTCCATGTTTTAATGGTAACTTTTTGTCCATACTTATCTACATACCTTTTAACCCCTTGACTCGTTATAAGACGTGGATCACCTTCAGTGACAAAATCTGTTTTACGGATTAAGTCTAAGCTAATTGGGTTCCGTTCACCATCATATTGAACAAATTTAACCCGATGATTGTAACTATCTGACCAAATTGTCTTACTACCTATTTTTGTTATTTTTCCACCCTCGGCTATCACAATTATGCTCCTATCTCCGACAACAACTTGTCCCCAGTTTTCATCTGTATCAGAGGGTGTAATTTTTTTCCATTCATCCACAACAAAGTCCTCAAAACCTATCAGAGTGCATGGATAACTAAGGTCTAAATTGCTACCAAACCAAGAGGAAATACCATACCAATATGTATAACCTGGATAAGTCGATGTCAAATCTGCGTCTTCTATAGGGTCTGTACAGTTTGCTATTACAGACCGCATTCTACCATCACCCCACCAACCAATCCTATTTTTGATATAGTCAGGGGCAGTTTTATCATTCTGGGAATAATCAGCCTGAACGTTTACCTGTGCTCCACTTTCAACGCCGTCCAGTTTAGTTTTATCAGAAGATGACATCAAACCATTTTTATCAGAAGTTGCAACACCTATAGCAGTTTCATAATTGCTTTTCGTAACAATATCAGTTGGGTCAAGCTCTATAAAATTACCATCCTCTGTATAACGAAGCTTGTCCGCATACTTTGAGGCGATCTTCGCACGTGTCAATGCACCATACGTGTCCGTATAGTCAATGTAAAAATTTGTAGTGTCGGTACAAAAATAACAGTACCCACTTGTTAAAGTGGTAGGGAGATTTGTCTCCGCTCCACGACATATTTTAAAAAGAGCCATAGTTAATTCATCCTTTCTAAAGATAAATTTAATTCATAATATTTAATAGTCATAATAGAGGGAAATATAAAATTACCCTCTATTATGCACCTCTTAGTTATTTTACATCGAGCTTCGGCTTTGGCTGAGGAGGAATTTCTGCGTCAGCAGGCTTTCTAAAACTGACATCCTTATCGGTCATTTCTATCAAAGTATCATCAACAATTTCCTTGCCGTTCTCGTCAGTAATAATTGGCTTAAGCTTTTCTTCATCCTTGTTTATCAATTTTGTTTTTAACACATTTTTCTTATCAATAGAAACGTTTTGAATTAATTTAGTTTTAATAGCCATAATAAGTTCTCCTTGTAATTTATAAATATAAAATAGTTGTTTTAGCCTTCTTCGACCGGAATGCCTTCAAAATTAGCATATACAGTATTCGCACATATAGGGTATAATCTATATCGTTCCCCACTGATGGTCGAAAATCTAATGCTTGTTGTCGCTGAAGTGATAGTTAAAGTGCTACCTGAACGAGTATAACTAAATTGTGAATCTGCATCACTACTAAAAGTAATACTAGTTGATCTGCTTATGGTGGTATACTCCCACTTATGTCCCTCTGTAATGCTGATACTTCCATCACCAGTATCCCCCTGCACATAACCATCCATACAAGTAAGAGAAACGATCAAACTATAACTTGTTAACGAGGGACGTGACAATGTAGTTTCTGGCAATACAATAAAGCCTGCCAGAGGAACATCTTTTATTCCCGCAATATTGAACGTAATAGTTCTAGTACTAGAAACTGTTCCAGCAAAATATGTGCCTGTTTGATCGTAACGATAACTAGATGAGCTACCCTCATAAGTTCCAGCTACATTAAAAATAGTTACACCAGATTTAATATTTTCTGAAACAAGATTTGAATCACCACTTACATATACATCTCCTGTAGTATATTTTCCCGACGCTACGGCGAGCGTTGTATTTATTCCTGGAATAATTGTTGTACCAGACATCGTATCCAGCTGAAGACTACCACCAATATTTTCATTAACCGAGATATACCCAGAAGTACCTACTTTGGCAGTTGCTATAACTTTACCAGTACTCTTCATAATGTTAACGTCTGGCGAAGCTAGCTCTCCTTTGTTTACCTTTATTGAACCTCCTACTGCATAATACCCCGCAGGAATTGTTACTGTGCGTTCGTTAACGCTACATTGTAGAGTGTTTCTTGAAACAATATTACCTGTTACCTTTTGTCCTTTTACATATGCCGTTTTACCAGACAATATATCGCCCGATGTTGCTGTTGCGTCAGAAGTGTCAGTACCACTAGAAGTAACCGCCGCAACCGTTACCTTAGAAAGTACCTTACCTATATCAGGAACTATTTCTTGAGCTGAAGTGGAAGGTGTTACACTTTTTTCTTGCGTTGTTATGGAAACTACTCCAGCTCCAGAATGTTTTCCACTAGGAATAGTATAACTTTTAGTTGTAGTGTCTAAAACTTTAGAGACAGTACCGTTGTCTGACATAGTACCAGAAACTACTCCCGTGCTATCCACTATTTTCTTTCCCTGTACTACATCCTCTGCTGATGCAGTCACTTCTGATATATTTTGATATTCATCAGGTATTGCAGCAACCGTTACCTTAGATAATGCGTCATAGTTGGTATCTGGCAAAACTGATTGTTCAGTTTTAGTAGGGACAACGCTCTTTTCTTGCAGAGTCGAGGGAGTAGTAGACTTATAAGCAACTGTAACCTTACCAATAGGTGTACTACCAATATAAAAACCTGTTTTTGCCATAATTTCACCTCTCTGAAGTGTTAATTAATCTTTTCATAAAAAAAAGGGAGATAGAATAGTTTCCATCTCCCTTATGGTCTAAAAACTACTCAATTATCAAAATTCAACCCAATTGATCTCAAGGTTAACGCTCTTGTTATCAACAGCACCAACAGTAAGAGACTGGCTATTGATTGCCTCAATTACGTTAACCTGAGCACCTGCTGAGATACCATCAAGCTTAGTCTTATCAGCAGTGGACATAAGACCATGCTCGTTCGCAGTTGCGTCATTATAGGTTGTATCCTTTGCAGAGATAACAATCTTATCATTTTCTGCATCGGGAGTAATGGTTACATTATCACCACCTGCAAGTTCAAGTGTATCAATTGCCTGATCAGCTTCAACAGAAGCCGCACCAATCTTGATAATACCGAATGCATTCTGGTTTACATACTCATCATGAGTGTGTCCAACGTCAGACTTATTATCAAGCTCAGTTTTAACTACTTTATTCTGTACAGGATTTATAGAATCTGCTTTAATAGCATCATCTACAATTGTCTTATTAGCACCGGATTCAATGCCTGTAAGTTTTGTATGCTCTGCGCCAGACATTAAACCAGCCTTGTTATCTGTAGCTGTGCCAATAACAGTAAGATAATTATCCTTAGTAATAATATCGACAGGATTAACATCAACTGACTGACCGTCCTTCATATAACGAAGCTTGTCAGCATAACCTGCAGCAATTTTAGAACGATGAAGCTCACCGTCTGTGCCAATATAATCTATATAATAATTACTAGTATCTTTGCAAAAATAAATACAACCGTCTGTATAAGTAGAGGGAATGTTCGCTTCCACCCCTCGTAAAACCTTAAACATAGCCATAGAATTATCCTCCAAAATTAATTATTTTTTTTATAATAAGATCGGTAGGGAGGACAATCTCCCTACCATAATCTAATCAGTTATAAATTAACCTTCTCCGAAAGTGCCCCAGTTAAGACTAATATCAACACTACGATTTTCACCAGTAACAACCGTAATAGTATTAGAAGCGGAAGTAATACTTTCAATTTTATTCTTTTCTGCGGCATTCCACTGTGTTCTTTCGTCAGCAGTGATGTGAACTGTCGTATCACCAGTATGTGCTTCAAGATCCGCTTGAGCAGCATGACCTGCATCAGCAATAGCTTCAGTTACTTCTGTCTTAGTAGCATAGGTTGTACCATCAGCCGTTGACTTAGCAGCAATAGCATCATCTACATATGCCTTTACGGTCTTTTCACCAACTTCACCAATTTTAGTAGCAACAGCTTCATCAGCCGCTGTCTTGGTGTAAGCATCAGTAATACCATAACCAGCAAGATCAGTTGCCTTATCAGCCTTACCATCTACAACAGCCTCAAGTGCCTTAAGACCAGCATCGGTTGCCTTTAAATTGAGGGCATCCTGAAGACCTGTAACATCATCAATAATATGAGTGTGTTTTTTAAGGGCGTACTTGTCCTCGTCGCCTTCACCCTTAAGAGCTGCGGCAATCTGCTCTGCAACCGTAGTAGTTCCAACCTTGGTTTCAAGAGCGTCAATATCCTGCTCGGCAGTAGTTACTCTGCCAGCAAGTGCAGTAAGATCAGAAGCAAGGGCATACTTATCAGTTTCACCAGACTTGAGTGCGGCATCAATTGCATTAGCAATCTGAGTAGCTACGGCTTCACTGCCAACAAGTTCCTTAAGGGAAGCAATGTCAGTCTTATTTGTATTAATCTGGCTGTTCATTGTAGCCGCATCAGTTGTATGAGTGCCAATCCAATCAGCAATTTCCTTCAATGTATCAAAGCTTGCATCAGCACCAGCAACAATTTGAGCAATCTGATAAGCTACAGAACCTTCAGTGGTGGAATCAGCATTAAGTGTTTCGATGGCAACCTTGTTCTCAGCAACCTGTTTTACAAGACCTTTTGTACTATCACCAACAGTTTCCTTAAGAGCTGCTACAGCAGTCTGAAGACCTTCAACTGTAGTTGTAGAAGGAACTACCCACGCAAGACCATCGGCTGTTTTTACAAGCTGTGCGCCTTCAGCAGCATCAGCATAACCCTTAATACTAAGAGTATTATCTTCATTCTTAATTATTGTGGTATCGTCACCAAGTGTTACTGTACCAACACGAGCGAGATCACCAGCTTCATTCTGGATGCAATATACAGTAGCAGCATTAGCTGTACCGTCAACAACATCAAGAACAGTAAGTACCTGACCTACATATGCAACAGGATCAGTTTTTGCATAATTTTGAGCAGCTGTAAGGCTAGCCCAAACAGAAGAATTGTCAAGAGGGTTAGGATTACCACGTCTGAAATTCAGAGGGAAACCAAGACCGTCCGCACTAGTGTATGCATTTAAATTAAATTTTGCCATAATCTATTTCCTCCCTATATTCATTACGCTAAAGTAATCTTATGAACTTCGCCAGCATCAATTGCGGCAGGCTCATATACCCATACGTCATAATCAACGGCTGTAGCACCGCCAACACCTTTAACCTGAACGGCTGAGACAGTCTTTACATAAGAGTCTGTTACAGGAGTATTCATAGCAGATGTAAGAATAACTTCTTTTACACCTGCGCGAGTAGAGTTAGAAGGAATTGCAACAACAATTCTCTTTGCATTAGCATTACCATTCAGAATAAAAGTCTTGCTTGTAGTATAAGCACCACCATTAGTAAGTCCACGAATAATCGTAGAAGTCAGAGGGGCGTCAGCGGTAGATGTATTAACTACACCATAGAAAAAGCTACGATAGCCTGTTACTGCACCAGATGTTTTAGAAATAGTAGCACCCTTAATCTGCTTTACAGGGTTCGAATCGCTACCAAGATTGTCCTTAGCGATAGCACCATCACCGTAAGTAGCAGATGCTGTAATCTTATAATTAGTATCATCAGCGACTACAAAAGAATCAAATGAGCCAGAAGCTGTATCTTTGGTCGTTGTTCCGTCTGTAACGCTCCAAGAAGAAGCTGTTACTCCTGTTGCGGGGCCATAGGTATAGCTACCAGCACTGAGAGAAGCGGAGTATGTAGGAGCTACAGTTGTACCAACTTCATATGCCTTTGCCTGAGAGAATGTAAGAGTGATTGCAGGATTTGTAGGATCAGCAGGCTGAAGTCTCTTAGAGAAAATTTCAGTAAGAGCATCTGCAACAGACTTGCCAGCAGTAGCAAATTTAGCTGTACCAGTTTGAGTCTTACTAAGATTACCAACCTGAGTATAGTTACCTGCCATTGTAATGTCATCTTTAAGAATAACGGTAGATGCGTCTACGTTTCCGTCACAAGCAATCCAACCGTCTTCTGCGTCATAGTGATATGCGGACTTAATGCCAGATGTGTTAGTAGCAATCAGTACGTCACCAGCCTTACCAGCAATACCCTGAGTAAGTTCAGCGATATCTGTACTATCAGAAGTTACCTGATATACTTCAGGCTTTGCTGCTTCTACTGAAGTTGAAATTGCATCAAGCTGTGCCTTGGTTGCAAAAGTTTCACCATTAGTAAGAGTTAGTTTACGAGTTGTAGGATCATACGAAGCTGCCGTAACTGCATTTCCCTCACCAGCTACTTCGACAGAAGTCATCCCTGTGTCGGGATTGATCTGAATAAATTGAGAACCATTATAAACACAAAGTACATTTTCGGCAGTTGCATAATAAAAATCGCCAGCATGAGCACTTTCAGGAAGTGCCTCGATATTGGCGACTGTAAGAACGCCTTCATTAACAGGCACAAGAGCCTCGCCCTGACCAACATAAAGTCTATGTGTGTCACTAGTCAGATAAAAATAACCGTCAGTGGCGGTTTTAGGAAGCTGGGCTTCAAGACCTCTTAAAAATCTAAATTGAGCCATATTTTATTCCTCCATTTTAATTGAGAATTTATTATTTTATTTTTACCACTGGTAAGTTGGCAAAGTTGCAATCTTACCATTTATAATTATCTTCGCTTTATTTTCATCAGTTATAACTAAGTCATTAGCACCATAACCAAAGTAACCAACCTGTTCGCTAGCCAAAGTATTATTCTTTAGAACAACTGTCATGTTTTTAAGACTAGTAGTGTCTTTATTGTATGGCTGAATGGTCAGCAGTCCCTGGTCTTCAGCTGTGTAGGCAGGATTATCTGCAAGAATTACATTATCCCTCACATTGATTGTGCATTTTGGTTCGCCCTTGGGCCCAAGTCTAACTGTACCCGCACTTATTTCGAAAACATTGTCGTCAATGTTAATGGTAGCATTATCAACCACTCCGTAAACATTTACGCAATTGTGTACACAACAATCGTCAGCAAAATAATTATGAGAGATAGATGAACCGTTTTTGAACTTTGCATAAGGTTCTATTAAGTTATACATTCTCTTGCCATCGGCACTAGGATTGCTGCCAAAGAAACAATGCTCAACCACGAGTTTGACTGGGATATCATTAAAAATGCGCAGCCAAAAATTCTTAGTTGCACCAGTCACATTCATATTATAAACGCGACAATTTCTTATAATAACTTCATCTGCATTCTTTACTTCAACATAACCATTGCCAGTGAAATCAAGGCCATCAAGAACAACACTAGACTGATCGCCATTAATTGTTAATTTTTCAGTTATTTTTGTAGCCATATTATCCAACCTCCTGGTTATGATTTTGTGCGATACCCTTATTAACACCATTTACTGTTGCTGATTTAGTCATACTAACAGGGGCATTCACAGTGCCTTCATTAAGTGTTATTTCCGCATCTGCACTAGCGTTAGAAATTAAACTAGCAGCATTTACACTATTTGTATCTACAGAAACCTCTTCAGATAATGTACCCCAACTAAATGTGTCAGTCATGCCATCTAATATTTCATTGAGCTTCTGACCATTATGCGTAATCTTGTCCGAAGCTAACTCAGTAATAGACAACACACCATTTTCATCAACAGCAAACTGAGAAGCGTCAGGGGTTCCTACGGTTGCTTCAACATCCTGTTTAATTTCTGCTTTAACTGCTTCAATTTCTTCCTTAGTAATATAGGTGCTAGGAATGGTCTGAAGTGTCTTAAAATCTTCAGCGGAAATTGCACCAGGTGTAGTCTCTGTTGCTAACGCCATAGAGATTACATTAGCATCACTAATCTGAATACCGTCTCCGGCAGTATAAGCTTGTGTTGATACTAGTTCCTTTAATGGTACATATTCATGAGATTGTTCAGCGTCATTAAACAAGAAATCAAAATATTTTTCACCAACGACCGCTCCCGTATAAGGATTGTCAGTTTCGGTTACAGTGTTGATTGTTGCACTCTGAAGAAATTTATCTTTAGGAATGTTAATTGTGCCGCAATATGATGCTACATCGCCTACAGTTTTCTTCAGTTTATAAGTAGCAGAATAGCCATCTGTTGCAACTTCTCGCTTTTCAATTTCATAAGAAGGTGTAGGCTGTGCTACAGCATACAAACCATCAGATTCAACAGTGATCAGATTGCCTTCTTTTTTGGAAATACCTACAGCAATTTTCTTTGTACCATCTGTTTCGTCTGTAATGACAATACTAGGATTTATAGGGGACAAACCTACTGTAGAGCCAGCTACGAGAGCATCAAGTTTTGCTTTATCGGCAGCAGATAATAGACCTGCGGCAGAAGTTGTAGCTTCCGCACCAACGCCGATTAACACATCGCCTTTATACAAGCGCTGAGTATCAAGACAGAAGTATAATGCATACTCGTTCTTTTTTACCAATTGGTCATATTTTGCTTGAGTAGCTATCAAAAAACGAACATTCTGAGCCATGTCATTCACGTCTCCTTTCAAAAAAAATTTTTATATAAAACGGATATTATGCCGTCTTATTCTAAATTTTCCCAAACATAATCCGAGTCCTCTTCCTCTCCTAAAGTTCCCCATTCATCAAACGGGTTGAGATCAACTGGTTCGGGATTCGGAAGATCTTTATCATTAGTCCATGTTAGAATCTTATCATCAGAAATATGAGGTATAAATGTTGCCCCAGACGCACCAGCAATATGACCTAAATCAATTACACGTCCATCAAGCAATGTGATAGTAATATTGTCGTTTTCATCAACATCGAAACTCTTAATACCACAATTACACATTTCTATTTTATCTCCAATAGGCTTTCCATTTGCTGAAAGCTGAATAGTATTATCTTCTTCGTTACGAATAATATTATCTGCCTTAGATGCTTCAAGTTTATCTGTGGCATTTTGCATTCTTTCAATAAGTTCCTCATAAAGCTCAAGAGAGAAATTCGGCATTATATCTGGATCAATACCACTGTTAATAACAGGCACTTTTACTTGATTGGTTGTTATGCCCCCACCGAAAATAGAGAGCTGAAACCCAGGACTGCGGATAACCTCCTTGGGAACGTAGCATTGGTTATCTTCATCTAACACAGCTTGCTTATTATAGCCCTTCCAGTTAAAATTAATTGTTTTAATATCTACATCCGCCCAGTCTGACGTTACAAAAGTTGCTTGAATTTTTAAATAATCATAAGAATTTGAAGCCACAACGGGGAGATTATATAAAGAGAGTCTTTGATTACGAACTAAAACTTTAATTACAGGCATTTTTTTCACCTTCTTTCTGTGAAAAATGATTTTATTTTTAGAGCAAGTGCTGATCCCACAATTCCTTTGCTCGAGCAGTTTCGGGACAACGTTTCCATACAAAAATTAGTGCATCTGGTCGTTTCTCCGAGCTGTATATAATATCTAAAAAAAATTCGGTTCCTAGATATTGCAAATAGCGTTGGCATTGGATGGGATTGCTAAAATATAATGCCGTACTTGGTTCGTATTTTTTATGTGTTATTTCACTAGTAATCATTTCTTGTATTTTCTCCTTTTCGACATAATAAAAGCAAGTATGTCTGTACACCGCATACTTGCAAAAAAATAAGGATATAGATTTTACTCAATTTCAGGAGTAGCTTCTATATCCTCATCAGATACGCACACTTCGGTGCTAAAACTACTCGTGTCATCCTGATAAACAGGATACTCTTTTTTATTTTTAAATTTTGATTTTTGCTTTATTGGCTCTATTTCAGCAAGAACTTTATCGTAATAAGCTTTAATTCCTGGCTGGAGCTTCATAGAATCAATACCATAAGGTTTCAATGCCTCAATAGTCTCTTCGGCTGTCAATCTATGCCCTGCATGACGCTGTAAAATAGTTGATATATTACTACAACTATCACTGCAAAACCCTCTTGCTTTTGCAGAAAAACGATTGAGATGACATGATGGACAAAAATCAAATTCTGTAGAACAAATCTTACATTGCTGTTTCAAATTTATTCACCGCCCTTGATATAAAATACCTCAAAATAACAAAACGAGAAGAAGGCGGTGAGGTAAATCCGCCTTCTTGTCAACAAGATTAATTACTCCTTGCTCGTCTCGCGTTTTGTATTATCACATGCTGTTCAATTAGCATGTAATAATGGTATAAAGACCTTCTTCACCACAATATTCTCTCATGAAGTTAATAGTAAAATCATGAGTAGCATCAGGTGTACCAAGATTGAGGTCTCCATCCAATGACAACTTTGCATATGGTGCAATTACATAAAAATAGCAAAGAGCATGGGAACATACATCTCTACCAATACCTTCTACAACACAACGACCAGGGATAGCGTCTGCATCAGTAAAGTTAGTAAACTTCTGTGCATTTTCCTGAGTATATGTATAAGGAACAAATACATTAACTACCTTTTCAGCTGCGGGTGTAGTTGTAAATGTAAGCTTGCCGTCAGCATAAGTTACTGTCTTACCTGCACCAACTTCAAGCTTTTCGCCAAGAGAACCATCGTCGTTACAAATATAAACTACTTCAGGTTCGCCACCAGTCTTAGGTGTCTTAGAAAGAGTAAGTTCTGTTGCGGCCTTTTCCATCTTAAGAACGTCATGGAAGTCAATGTCTACCGCACCAGTAGTAATCTTTGTACCAGCCTGAGCTGCTGCAAGAGGCATGTCAAACAGTGCGTTGGAGCCGCTAGCTTCTGCTGCCTTAGATCTAAGGTATCTTTCAATAACAACACCTTCACCATCAGTAGCCTCAACTGCCTCACTAGAATTAGAAATTGTAAAGTCAGTAACGTCCTTGATTGTCCAAAGGATATCACCCTTCTTTACTTCGATACCATGGTTTTCAGATGCAGGCTTGTCTGCTGCTGCATACTGAGAAATTCTACGAATTTTATCACACTTATCTTACTAATGAAATTCGTTAATTTTCATCAGTCTTGTCGGTATAAAACCAAACAAGATTTCTCATACTTTCGTATGAGGCGAGACTATATCATTCACCATGCCGTATATTACGGTTTAGGGTCTCACACTTCGGACACTTGTCCTACGAGCATTTCAGCTCTAGTCGTTGAAGGCAAGGCTATTCGCCCATTCCCTGCTGATTGTCCAATTCACAAACTTTTCAAACCATTACCGTTTAAGCTTATTTCATCTTTCCGTTTTGGTATTGTGACTCTAAGGGGTTTCCAGCATATCCGTGAGAATACACTACATAGTTTCCAAATGTAGCGAACTGGTGAGCGTTATTTAGATAACGTCCCAATTGTGAATGCCATAATTTTTTTCCTCCTAAAAATATAAATAAATAAAATATAATGAAAGGCACTTTATTTAAAAAGTACCTGCATTAAACTGTTGTCCCGATTGTTTTTCGCCAATATCACGAAGCCAATCGAACGAAGATTTCGGTATCTTCTTCATATCCACCATACCTGAATAACTACCTTGTAACAAAGCATCTGTTTGTACAATAATTTGACATCTATTAATTTCATTCATAAACTCAAAAATCTGCATGTCCAATATATATTGTTTAGTATATTTTTGCCTTGCTTTTAACGAAGATACCAAAGGGAATAAAAATGATTTGTATGGTTTGTTTTTGTTCTTTTCAATTTCTTCTCTGTCCATTTCAATTGCCATTTGATGTGCAAAACGAGTTGATGCCACATCATGCAATCTCGTAAAACCATGCACCTTACGAAGATACTCAGTAATTTGCATATAAATTAATTTATCAATTACAATATTATTCTCCACATCTACTAAAACAATATCGCCATTTTGCGTATTTTCATGCGGTTTGAATTTTGATAAATCCAAATCCCCAAGAACAAGATGCGTTTTATCTACAGTTAACGCTTGGCTCAACATCATGAACATTTGGAAATCTTCTATTTTCTCCCAATCAAGTCCCATAGAATCTAACTGACTTTTCATATTGGAACTTGTTGAACATATAGTTTGCACCGTGGAAAAGTATTCTCTTTCACTGGCATTTATTATGTCACGAAGTGACGGTTGCAAAACACTAATTTTATCATTAATCACATAAGGTTCGCCCATCCAGACTTTTAAATCATCAACTTCGAACATTTTCTCTTATAATCTCTCTACTATGACTATTCAAAGAAAACCTTTCGTAGCGATTGTCGAACAACCCATCTTGTGCGACCTCTGGTGTAGTTAATTGAAATCTCAGTGTTCTTGTACAGTAGTCAGTGTCCGTTGTGCCCTCGCGATTACTAACCAACTTTAACTCATGGCCAAAAATATGACTACGATTAAATAAATCACGGATTAAAAAACTTATCATGTCGTGCCTTGCAACACCATAGTTTGTTTTTACCAAATCTTTGTGAACAAAAACCGCAAATTGAATATATTGCTGTTTGATAATATCATTACGTGTTTCTTCCTGTAGGTCATCTACAGAAAAACAAATAAAATTCATCGAAACATCTTGAGTGCCGGGAATTCGAATAAATGGGTAGATGTTTGTGTACATATATTCTTCGGGCTGATTGGAATCAAGCTCACGATTATCAAGCGCTTCTATAATATCAGGGTCGTTACACAAAACAGTTTCAATAATACGCTTAATTACAGAAATATCATCTTCAATTTTTTGAATATCTCTAATCATCCAACCACCTCCATTTTTAATTCACCAGTACTGCCATTCGTGCCTACCACTTGGATAATAAGCACTTTTCCTACCAAATCATATTTTTGTACCACTTTAAGTTTTAATTTATTACCATCATACGCAATAATATAATCTTCCATATCTTCTGTAATTGTGCCATTCTCGTCACTAACGCTCCATGATTTAACGGTTTCATCCTCGGTAGCAAATGCTGCCGTAAAGACTTTAAAGTTACCACCAATTTTAATTGTCGGCTTTGTACCACTATAGGTTATTGTGGCGGATATTGGTGATGGCTTCCAGTCAAGAGGATTCGACGGTTCTACGGGAGTATCGTAGTAATTTGCTAGCATAAGTTCATAATTATCATGTACAGGATCGAAATTTTCTTGCGTAAAACGGAATTTTGTTATGCCTACTGGAATAGTGTCTTCTCTATGTTATTACTCAGTTAGTTCGTTACATTAACCAAGATATTATTTATGATAGAAATAATTTTTCTGCAACTTTCGCCACAGTATAGACTATATCATTCGTCATAATCACTTTGTATTACAAAGTAACCTTAGACGTCCTCCACTTCGGGCACTTGCCCTACGGATATTACAACCACATAGTCGTTGAAGTTTTTCCTATTCGGAACTTACCTGCTGATTACCCAATTTCTATAATTTTTAACGTTCACACCTAGTTTTATTTCATCCTTATGTTGTAGTTTATAGAACTCTAAGGGCTTTCCAGCAATTCGAAGGAATACACTGTAAAGTTTCCTAATACAGCGGACTGTCCTGATGCTTTTTTACACCAAGCAATCTTAGACACTTGCCATGCTATCGGAGGATAGCGACCCTCATCCGAGATAAGCATACGTTGATTATAACCAATTGTTTGAGTGTCTTTATTAGTTGGGAGCCAGACTGACATTATGTTATCTACGAATGTCAAGCGATCCGCATCCCACGACCCACTATTGTAACTATTAGCGACTCTTTGACAACCCAAAGTTTGGTATATATTACCATTGGCTACCCATTTAAGTACCCAATTACATTTTAAAATCTGAGTTTTTCTCAGCTCATTATCATTGTCAATATACACAATAAGCCACCACTCAGGCTCATTATCTACATTGGGCACACAAACATAAGAACCCGGCTTAATTTCGGGATGCTGTGCCAATTCCCCTGGACGAAAAGTAAGATAGCAGTCTTGCTCGTCCTTGGTAACATTAAATTTATTATGCTCTTCAAAATGAGCCCATAGTACATCTTCAAAATCATCAGGAGCTTCATATGTCGGTGGCAACCCCTGATTAATTACCTTAACTTGCACTGGACGAGTTGATACACTATTCATCCAAAGTGCATCTACTACGATGTCAGATTGACGACGCATAATCTCGCCCATATAAGTGCCTTTTCTCTCCATACGTTTACGAAAATCTTCATACATTTGAATCACCGCCCTTCAAGTTATCAACCATATTGGCAGCATCTAAAACATTTTTCCGAAACTGTTCTGGATTAATACGTGCATTTTCTAACCATGCTACAATAGACAGTATTTCAGGTGCATTATTGAATAGCTTCATAGAACCTAATATTTGATTAATAAGCGTCTGGATACGCTGATCCAAGAGGGGATATCCTTCCTCTCGATAATAAAGTAGCCCGATTATCGAACCATAAAAATAGCGTTTCTGCTTTTCGACAATATCATCAGAAATATTTCCATAAAATGTTTTCATAGAAATACCTCCTAATCGTCAAAATAGCCATTGTCTACATAGCTGTTATCACGAAGCAATTTTCGAATTTCAATTCGAATGCTTTCGTCGAGCGACATAAGACCATTCAAGAATTCGCGCTGTGAGTATCCTTCTTTTTTTGAATACCTTTGGAGAGTCAGAGTCGTAGAGGCTATTTGAGGCTGGAGCCAAGCCCTTTTCATCCCTAACCCAATCACCATTTTCGTAACATCAGAAAGATCATTTCGAAACCCAGTCGAATCAATCAACAGGGGGTCAAAATCATCTCTATCTGAAACCTCAGAACGTATCTTGGGTGTGTTAGCTATTGCTATTTGCAGATGACTGTATAGCTCATTAGACAAATCCTCCTCTGGCCATGTAGCAAGAGAAGGATCATCGTACAATCTAAGAGCTAAATCAAAAATTTCCTTATAGGAAGTCATTTAGCATACCTCCTATCAAATCATCATTTTGAGCTCCGTACCTAAAACCTCATCTATGGCGTTGATTTTACGAAGGTCATATAATGTGCCATCTTGAATCATGGAATATGCCATATTCTGTACCGAAGTCTTCAAATTTTCTGGAAGCTGTTTAAGCTTTGCCACGAACTGTCTCTGAGGAAGATCAAAAATATCTTTCAGATTGATATCGTCAAGCTTTTTATAAATTAGCTCTAAATCAGTTTTCCACTCTTCACGAAGTGCTTCGTCCTCGATAATAATGTATGGGTTATAAAGATACTTATGCCTAAGTGCCTTGAGAGACATTAAGTCCTGATATTCTACCTCTCGAACATCACCCTCGTTTGACCAGCTATATACAAGCTTGGTCTTTGGACCAATAATAAGCAGCTCTCCAAAAGTAACACTACGACAAGCAATAAGCTCATCAGGATCGTGCTTTATTTTAGTTGCTTTTTTGGTTTCCTGTACAGGTTTTTCTTCAATGGGTTCTTCAGGCGTCTCCTGCACTTCAACATCTATATCTTCTATATCTACATTTTTTGTAGCTTTCTTTGTGTTTGCCATAAATTTGTCTCCTTTTATTCCTTATTATTTCAATCACTTTGTTTTATATGTTAAGCAACATTCCAGTAGCCAAATACGGTATTAAATACAACAGAGATACCCATCTTGAACATATACTCATATTCGTAACTCATATCTCTATTAGTATCCTTATCGGAAACCTGACTAATCTGAGCATCACCTTCATTAACAATCTTAATGAACTTGTTAACTGCATTAACAGGAACAATATAAAGCTGATTGTTATCAACAAGATAATCTACAGTTGCACTGTTGATAGCAGCACCACGCTTAAGTCCCTGACCGATTTCAGCAACTCTAAAGCCTTCCCAAAGACCAAGAAGACCACCGTTCTGATAATATTCTTCCTTTGCACTATTAGGCATCCAATCAACGTTTGCCATTGCAGAAAGAGAAGAAAGAGCAGAACGAGTACCAAAGATAACTACAGCAGAACCTGTTGCCATTTCAACATCCTGACAAAGCTTAACAAGGCTTGCTTTATTAGCTGCGTCAAGAGCACCTGTCTTTACCCAGTTTGCACCAAGGTTAGCGGAAGCACCCTTAAGAGCAGCATAAACTGCATCATAGATGTAGCGGTTTACTGCATCAACAATCTTGAGAATGAAGGATGCCCAGTCTTCTGCGCCAGTAAGTACTCTTTCAAAATCTGTGTAAATTTTTCATTTATGTTTAACATCAAAATATCATTTTTCTAATTTTTTCCATGTTAATGGTTCTCCAGTAATAGGATGTTTGCCAGCGTGTTTTAATTTTCCATTAATACAAGATGAAATGCTAGTATAATTTATTCCATACTTTTCATATGCTTCTTTTGCCCCCCAAAAAGCTTCATTTAATTCTGGAGAATAAATAGCAGTAGCTCTCGGATTATTTTTGCCAGAAGTGCATTGACTATATCTCAACAACGATTCTTCTGTTAAATTCTCACGAGAATGAGCACGACTTAATTTTTCATGAAGAAATGTCTTCCAATCAAAATTTGTATAGTAATCTATTTGCTCTTGGCTCATTGAAGAATATTCATCAAAATACATATAGTTATAATATTTACGACACCAATTTATCATTGTAATATCGACAATTCCATTATTTTCGGCAGCAGAGCGCACAGAGTCGTAGATTTTTCTTGATAACAAATGTATAACTTTTTTATTAGTAGTTGAAGTGCATTCTCCTCCAATTGTTAAATTGTACCCGTTTTTGTGAGATAATGTATGATATTTTTCAATATAATAACATTCTTTCTCACAAATATCTAACGGATCACATAGTTCTACGATACTAAATTCAAAAGCATCTTCTCCGTAAAGATTCCATGCCGATTGTAAATAAGGATTAGCATGGTTATTATTTCGTAAATCACTTCTATGCTCATTCCATCTTCTTCGAATATCCCTCGATAAACCGATATATTTTTTATTATTTGCTAAATTCTCTATGCAATAAATCCCACATAAATATTTTTCCATTAGTTTACCTTATATAAATATTATTTTAGAAAAATGATATTCAGGACGCTACTCCCATGTTGGCTAAAGCCCTTTAGCTTTCGCTAAAGATCAGACTATATCTTCGTCCTTACGGACGCGCACCACTTCGGATGTCAATCACTTACATCCTACGAGCTTACACTCTAGTCGTTGGACCTTTTCCAGTATACATATTATACATAATAATTTTATATTATCAATTGACATAATTTACAAATATATACACTAAAACTTGGCTGCTGATTGTCCATTATTTCAGCGTTTAGGATTTGACCTTGCGCTATCTTAATACTTTTTTCTGCTTTCGCAACATTCACACGTAGTGTTTAAACTTATGTTGTAGTGTATTAAGCTTTAGGATTTTCCAGCAATTCAATGCGTTATTATTCAAACAGTTTTCACTGTTAGGGACCTAAATTTTAAGCCCGAACCATTCGGTTGTTACAGCAAAATGACGCCCTGCGCCAAGTCTCTGTCTAATCCCTTTATGTTTAACTTATATTATTCTTTTAAAAAGAATAATTTTATAGGGTCGCTACACCCTGTTGAGGTTTGTACCTCCTCATACTTTCACATGAGAGCAGATCATATCATCACCCACATATGTGGGGCGCACCATTTCGATAGGACTTCCTACCTACTCTTCTTAACGAAGATGATCGTTGAACTTTACCTTTCGGTCTTAGCGGCTGATTACCCATTGTTACAGCACTTAGATTTTATTCATATGCCATACATTAAATTTTTTCTACTTTCGTCACCGTCACACCTATACCCGAACGATATTATGTTGTGGTTTTAATGTCTTTAGGGTTTTCCAGCAATTAAATGCGTCAATTTTACACGCAGATTACTCTACGCGAACACTATTAGTTAACAATGTTATGATGATTTCCTGAAATCTTAGAAACGCTAAGGATAGAATCATCTTCAACATAGAAATCATTGGTGTCACCAAGTGCAAGATTCTTAATCTCAGCATATTCCATGAAGAAGGGGTTGTTATCCCAGCCAGTTCTAATCATTTCTTCAACAGTTTCTTCAATAATTGTAAACACAAGATTCTGGTTATTGCGGATGGCACGTCTTACATGGGGAGTACGAGCGTCCTTATCAATACCAAGAGCCTCACGGAACTTCTCTACGATTTTAGCATTAGCTTCCTCAGCAGAGTATTCCTTAACCTGCTTACGAGCAGAGTCTACAAGAAGCTTTTCAAAATTAGCATATGTAGCTTCATCGTTATCAAACGCATTTCTTGCGGTTGTATCAAATCTCATAAATTTAGTCATAATATTTTTCCTCCTTCCTATATTCCATTACGCCGCTGTGTAGCCAGTAGCTTCTGCCCAAGTTACAGACTGACCAACAGCAGGTTCTGTGCCACCAAATGCATCAACAGAAACAGTAAATACGTCATGCTTCTTCATAGGATACACTCTTGCACGAGAATCCTTTGCATTGAAATAGCACCAACGCTCCTGATAAATCTTAAGGAAGTCATTAGGAAGCGATTCGGGATTCTGAATGAAATATGCATCACAATCTTCCTGAAGCTCAAATCTTACCATTGTAAGGTTTGAGTTGTGAACAACATCAATTACTTTTGCATTGAGCGTACCAGCAAAATCAGCTACAGTATAGTATTCGCCCTCAATGTAGTCGCCAACAGAGACGAGTTCACCATTATCTCTATCCTTATCCATCTTGCCACTAAGAATGTGGCCATCGCCATAAACGGCAGAAACTCTAGAAACTTCTGCCACCCAGTGTTTGTTATTAATATCCTGAGCCATAGTTTTTTCCTCCAATTATTTTAAAAATTTTTACATAAAAAAAAGAATTCATTTTATTTGAATTCTAATTAGGCTTTATTAATTGTTAAAAAGAGAACCATAAGGCTTCTTGTTGGCCTCATCAACACTCTTTGTACTAAAGTGCATAGCACCTATCTTTTTGTCATCTTTCTTCGCAGAGAACTCTCCCGTCTTAATAACGAAATCTGCAAAGATAGATTTTACTTTAGACTCTACTTCTTCAACGCTGAACTTAGCGGCATCAGCCATAAGCGTCTTAAATGCCTCATCTTCAGCAAGAACAGAGTATTCATCTCTTGCGAAAATAGCATCCTTTTGTGCCTTTACTTGTGCTGCGTCATAGTTGTCCTTAAACGTCTTAAGCTCATTATACTCAGTTTCAAGGACGGCATAGTCTTCTCTCATTTTTTCAATAGCAAGCTTTTCCGATTCCGTAAGAATCATTTTAAATACTTCCTGTCTATCACCACTGAGAGAAACGTTGTCTCCGTCAACAGCATATGACTGCTTATAAAGTTTATTACCATCCCAATTTTCGAAAATAAAGTAGTTATCAAATACATTTGTGACCCAATACCACTCATTATCTTCCTGTTCATAGACCTCAAGTAAGGTATATAATGCACCACGGATATCTTCGTGTGAAATCTCAAAAGAAACTGTCATATTACCATCTTCACCAACAGAGCAAGTCTTCTTATGCGTAAATTCAGACGTAGATGCCACGCCAGTATCACCTGCAGGAACAGAAGCATCTCCTGTTTCCTTATTAGTACCTAAATCATCGCCAGCACCCGTACCATCTTCGAAAGCCTCTTTGAATTTTACCTCAAGTTCTTCGTCAGACAATCCTTCAATTTCAAAAGTAATATCTTCAGCAGTTACATTATACTGTTGTAGAAGTTCTTCAAATTTTCCCATCTTATCACATCCTTTCTCTTTAGAATTATTATTGAAATTAGATAAAGTTGTATTAAGTTTATCTAATACCTCAATCATTTTATCTTGGAATGTATACACAGGTTCTTTGTGACAGAAATCTGAAATATCTGCTCTCGCACCCAACATCCCCTCGCCAATAGATTCACCTTCCTCATTACAACCTAGCAAGGTCGTTCCTCCGAAGTAGAAATCAGTTATATCAAGGTATTTTTCTTTAGCGTTATAGGAGAGTTCATTAATAACTAGCTCACAACTCACTTTAGTGCCATTCTTTCTACGAATAATTTCCGCAGCACTTGTGTATTCTTCAGGTATAACGGCATATGCAATAACATATGTTTTATCCATATCTTTATCATATTCCAAAAATGGCTCGTCCGAAGTGAAGCAGCCAACCTGTTTTTCAAGATAATTAATCTTTTCTTCACCATTTTCATCTTCAACAATTTCTATGTTATGTGCATAAAAATCTTCAATACCGTCACTCGTCGTATGTATGTACGCCAAAACTGGTCGATATTTCAAAGACGGCATAGCTTTTTTCATATTTTCTTCAGAAATAAAACTCCCGTTTCGGTTTAATTGGGTATGGCAGACTTTAAGTTTCAGCTTTAACATGCCAAGCATATTATTTTCAGATTCTTCAAAGTTTCCAGGTACTGTTACTACAATTGGTTGTTTAGAATCTTTAGAACTAAAATCAACAGTCTTATTCTGTTCTACAAAAAACTGATATAAATTATCAAGAGTTAAAATTTTAGATTGTTTACCCATGTGTTCGTCCTCCTTCCTTTAGAATTATATATTGCAACTCCAAAAGGAGACTACAAACTTAATTTATTATCATACACAATTTGTTTTCTATCTACTTTATCAAAATTAAAGTTTTTTGGCACTTCATTCAAAAAAGTGTATACACTACCAATCTGAGATACGAGCCGAAAACCCGATGCTATAAGCTGATCGGCAGTTTTTCTATCAGTTGTTTTAATAAATTTCTTATCCTGTGACATTACAAGCACCTCACTTATTTCTTATCTCTTGTAGCAACACCATCTGCACTAATTTCAGTATCATCCTTCGTCGGAGCACCCTGAGAACCATCATTAGATGGGTCAACCCCAGATTGGGTATTAGAACTAACTAACGGATGGATCCAGTCTGTTGTGCCAAGTCCAAGAATATCTTCCACATACGCCATACCTCGCTCTTTAACAGGTGTTAAATTAAGCAAAGAACTATATTCAAGCTTTACTGGCAAACCATAACCTGCTGCTTCTTTAAGTGTAGATAATCTATCCTCAACAAAATACGGAGACACGTCACTATATTCCACTACAAAGTTCTCAACATTATAATTTAATTTTAAATATAAATTAATCCACGCATTAAGTTGTGTAACTGGTTTCATAGCATCAAGGCACTCAACCATCATAGCCTTCTTAAAACTTTCACTATTAGTAATCCTGTTAGAATTAAGTACAATACTACCATTAGTTTCTCTGAACCTCCCACGACTAAAGTCGCGGGGTTCTCGGTGACAGTAGTCTATTGACTACTCATTTCCCGAGCTATCCCCGTAGTTCCTACGGTTCTTATGTAATTTATACTATTTTAAGTCCTTCATTTAAAATATTTATTGCTGCGTTGATATCTCTATCATGTGTCGTATGACACTTAGGACAAGCCCATTCTCTCACAGACAAATCTTTTGTTTCTTTATTGATATAACCACAACAGCTACAAGTTTGACTACTCGGATAAAACGTATCCACAAACTTAACCTTTCTTCCATACCAATTAGCTTTATATTCTAATTGTCTACGGAATTCATACCATGATACATCTGAAATCGATTTTGCAAGCTTATGGTTTTGGATCATATTAGATATTTGCAAATCTTCCATACATATCACGTCATAGTCTCGAATTAACTGCGTAGATAATTTATTCAAGAAGTCACGACGTTGATTGGCGATTTTTTCATATTGTTTTGCAACCTTAATCCTCGCTTTATTCCTTCGATTGCTCCCACTTGATTTTCGTGAAAGTTCTCTTTGTAATTTAGCAAGCTTTTGTAAAGATTTACTCAAATATTTTGGATTATCAACCTTATCGCCGTTACTTGTAATAAGAAATTCCTTTAATCCTAAATCAATTCCAACAACAGAACCAGTCTTGTTGAACTCTTTCATGACAACATCGGTACAGCACAAAGAACAATAATATTTACCACTTGGTGTTTGTGAAATTGTAGCGTTTAAAATTCTGCCTTGAGGAACCTGTTTATCTCTAAATTTCACCAGCCCAAGTTTTGGAAGCTTAATGCTCTTTTCTTTGAACTCAATGTTATTATTAGTAAATGTTGTTCTGTAAGACTTTCGATTATTCTTTTTGGATTTGAATTTGGGATAACTAGAATGACTTACAAAGAAATTTTTATACGCGGTGTCTAAATCCTTTAATGAATTTTGCAACGCCCACTTGTCAACTTCTTTAAGCCATTTTTTCTCTGTTTTTAGAGATGTCAAATCTTTAGAACAAGCATAAAATCCCATTGATTGCTTTGATTCTTGATATAATTTAATTTTCTTATCAAGATAATAATTATGTACAAACCTTGAACAGCCAAAGGTTTTAGTAATAAGTTCTTGCTGTTGCTTATTCGGATATATTCGGAATTTATAAGATCTTTCCACATTGACACCTCCAATCACTTTGTTATGTAATTATTATAACACAATATTTGGAAATTGTCAATAAAATAATTGTAAATAATTTGTAAATAGTATAATATACATAAGAATCGTAGGTTCTTAGTCGTATTAGAGGTTGTAGTTCACATAGAGTCGCTAATTCTACGCATCCTTATCTGCCTTATTGTTTAACAGTAGGTATCTCATACTTTCATATGAGCACAGACTATATCTTATCCCACAGCATTACCTGTTTGGGTCTAACCATTTCCACACGCTTGTGTGTACTCCCCTCAAGAGGGATAGTCGTTGATCCTTACCTTTCGGTCTTGGATACTGATTGCCCATTATTGCAGCACTTAGGATTTAACCGTATGCTATCTATTCAATTTTTTCTACTTTCGTCGCATTCACACTTATATCTGTACGATATTGTGTTGTAGCTTGAATAGCTTTAGGGTTTTCCAGTAATTAGATTAGTATTGGGTTGATCTCTCAACCACTATGCACAAGTTTCCCTATGCACTGACTATATTCGCACACTTACTCACGACTAAAGTCACGAGTGTGCGTGTGCGGTTTTAATCAAATTTTGATATGCCTTATTTAATGTATTAGTGTCTTCTGCCGCAGAATTATTTTGAAACTCTAACACGTCTAAGTCCATTGGAGATAAACCCAAGGCAATACCTTCAGGCACGATTGTTAATAATTTTTGATAAAATTCTTTTGCTAAATCTAAATCTATTGCAAAATCATCGGGCTCCTTAGACCCAGAGATAGTTGGTATCTTTGCCCAAATCATTTTGTATGCACTCAATTCATCTACAACACTTTGTACAGCCTGCAAATCTTCAAGGTTGATAATTTCTTCCAAGATGCCACTCAGTGGAACTACTGGATAATCTAAGTTATCAATGTTAATCTTAAAGCATATAGTTTTTTCAATAGGCAATTCTTTCCATCGTACATTATCACTTTGGTATTGGTTGTATAACTTCTGAAATTCTTTGTCAAAATACTCTAAGTCATCAGGGTATGTTCTAAAATATGACATATCATAAGCAATACCAAGACAACCAGCATAATATGACGCACTATAAATACGACAATAATCAGGATTTAATAAATGTATATAAAAGCTACCTTCTTTTTCAGGATCACCATAAATATAGCCATAAACAACATCATGTTTCCATGCACGTAACATCATTTTTAAAATCTGAGTTTCCATATGCATATTATTGACAATGCGAGTAATGCGTTCATAATCTGATTTAATCTTGTCTGCGTCATTTTCATCAACTAAATTAACAACAGGGTACGCAGTCCATGCCCGACAAGTAATTTGCTCCGCCTTATAATTAATCATTCTTCGATAAATATGAGAAACCGTATAAAGATAATCACTAAGCTTACGTAAATTTTTCTGGTTAGTCTCGGTAGACGGTGCTTGCAAATATGATCTAAGACTTTCTTTATTATATGTACTTAAGTTAATAGTTCTATTTTGTTCAAGATTAATTAATTGCAATATGTCCTTCAATTTAGCAAAATTTGCTTTTCCTTTATCCTGATTTGAAAGATATTCATTTTGCTCCTTTTGTGACAAATATTCAATCTTTTCTTTTATTGTTTTTTCAGCCATTATCGCTTCACCGTCCTTCCTTATCCAAATAATTTATTAACTGGCTTTGCTCTTGTTAGAGTAAACATTTCAGCAAGATTAGTAGAACTATTGCGTTTTTTTGTAACCAAATGCTCACGACGTAATTGCTGTAATACCCATGCTCCCATGGCAGCAACGTAGGCACGGTCGTCGTTAAGTTTTCCTACTTGATCTGGTGCAAGATCAAATCTATCAGCACCACTTGCTTGTTTAAACCTATAGATGTTAACAAGTTCGGTCTTCATAGCGTCTATCTGTTTTAAGGCAATTTCTTCGTCTTTGTCCAATCGACGCTGTTCCCTCACAACTTCAATACCTTTTTTTAACAACTCTTTTATTTCTTTTTCTGTTGGTTCTATATACCGTGGTATCTTTTCTCCAGTTTTTGTATTCAAGTCATACATTAAACTTACATACCCACGATTATCATATTCGTTTGGCCATTCTATCAAATTCATACTAATCATTTCAATTAGTGCCTTAAACATTTCTGTTTTATATTTAACTGGAGAGATAAGATGTAATTTATTTTTTATTGCATTAGGATATAATCTTACTTCTTCTGGACTATACTCTTGGTCAATCAACCCTCTATGCATATGACCATTATCATCTTCCCAATCTTCCCATAGAAAGTCGACGATATTAGTTCCAGCACCACCACTACCTTGATCGACGCATATACTTGCTATATTCTCATAGTCAGCATTACCTTCTCCATTGTATGCTAAAAGTAGCCTTTTTAGCTCCTTAATCTGATTTGGTGTTGTCATAGGGGTTTTATTTTTTTTCTCTATATTAATTAAATTCACTACATTCTGCACTCTCATTTTCCAACCCACTACTGGATCTTGATAATATTCTGGAACGAAAATAACAGAATTGTCTCGTAACCTCGCTGGGTCGTACATAAGCCCCCATAAACTTCCATTTCCATCATTTGCGAGTTTAGGTAATCGTGAAACAGAATTTCGAATAATATCAGCCCTTTTAATAATCTGGCCATCTCCACCTTCTGACGTAAAAATATTTCTATATTCACGCATGGCTGCTTCTTTGTCTTCACGCATAGCTTGATCAACCTTTTCTTGTGTCAACAATGGCACTGGCCATAATTTATTATGTACCGTAGCATTAATAATAACATCACACGAAATATCTGCACAAAAATACCTTTTATCTCCTGCAAACATTCGTAATGAAAATTCTTTATACTTTTTAAAAAAATATTGGTCAGTTCGTCCAGCAGAAGAACAATATAATAGCTGGTTCGGAAAAGCGGAAGGTTCAGCTAAAACATCTTCTACATTATAATCCTTACCCATTTTAAATTCTGAGTTCTGAGTCGTAAAAGGCTCAGATGTATGAAATAATTCATCAGGAGAATTCATGGCCTCATCATACACATTTAAATTAGATCGTTTACTCCGGTTGTTATCGAACGCACCATTCAATGTAAAACACTGACTTCCGCCATAAGTTCTTACTGTATAAGATGCGGGATTATGAATCCAACCATTTGAATTAGCTTGCGATTTTACAACATTACTTTGAAAAACATCATTTAAATTAGTAAATGAAGATATATTTTTCATAGCGAATTGTTCCATTTTAGTGAACAATTCAATTGACTGAGAGCCTACTGCCGCCAAAATATAAGCTTTAAATCCTGGAATCAATAACATTTTTGCCATAATGAATAAGGCGGCAAGCAAACTCTTACCCCCATTTCGAGACATTGCCCATACAACAAATGGTTTATTCCATGAGCTATCAATAAGATATCGTTGATAATCCATTAACTGAACATTAAAAACTTCTTCTATGAACCGAGACGGATTCCGCCTACCCCATTGTAAAAATTCTGCCAAATCCAATTTTTCTCGATATTTCTTAGTAGTCATGTCATATAAATTGGGCTTAACAAAAATTCCATATTCCATGAATGTATCTTTAAGTTCATCACATAAATCTTTAAAACCCTCAAAACAATCTTCAATACAGCTGTTCAGCATCTCCCATTCGGTCAAAACAGTGTCACTCATCTTCAATCACCTGCCCGAACTCATCAATTAGTCCCTTTTCTTTTAAAAAGTCTTTCAAATCCCTATTTTCTACAAGTAAGACACGTGCTCTCTCCAGAGCCTTATCTTTTTGTTTTTGTAAATCATCGACAAGCTCACGCCGAATATTGTTTACCTCATTCATGACATTTTCATCAAATCCAATTTGGTCAATTTGTGCTTTAGCACTAATTTCCGCGACCTGCTGCATTCCTTTACAGTAATCAATGTCATACATATTAATTTTCGCCGCCCTAAAACCAATCAAATCTAAATCTTTCATTTTACCAGTTAAGGTATTTTGACCTTTAGACTTATTATTATTGTAATTCAAACTAATTCCATTATCTTTAGCAAGAGCATTCGCACCACTGAGTAACTTTGATATTGTATCTGCATGTTGTTTGATAGTACCATTATTGGCATTCAATTTCGATGTATCCGCAGACAACTCATTAATGGCGTCATTTAATTTTTGTATTTGATTAAATGATTGTACAATCTGAATAACCGCATTCATTTTCATACCATCATTTTTAGTTTCTTCATCTATAAAACTAATTAACTTGGCATACAATACAGGTAAGTCTTGTTCCACAGGATAATTTGCAAAAGGATCATATCCAACAAGTCGAATAATATCCTTTTTATTAGTTTTATATTCATCTAAAACCTCGGGTGTTAAATTTCTCTCAAAATCTTCATCGATATTTTTAACTTCACCCTTTTTAAACAAATCTCCATCACGCCAACGCATTCCATTATATTGAGGCAATTTGACATTTTTAATATAAGCTGCCCATACATTTGTTTTTGGTCTATCTAAATCTGGAGCATTAACCTCTTTGTATGACGCTTCCCAAAGTATATCTAGATAAGGCAAATCCATTCTTTCAAGTGCCGCACACAACGATTGCTTGGTTACATCTCCAAACTGCTTCGATGTCTTATTGTAATTACGAGCAATTTTTTCTATGCAGTCCTTACAAAATGGGATGACGCCCACGGTATTGAACGGATCCGTAGATGCATAGAATTTCGACCTTACTTTTTTATTCCCACAATAATAACATAAAAATTCTTCTTTATTAATTGGGTCATCCGATCTCTTTTTTGGACCCATTGCACGACCTGCCACAGGTATCACTCCTTTCTTCGAAAATGACCACTATGGCATTAATCGACTATTTCAGCCGAAGATTCATTCTTGGCTTCGTCTTTTTTCTTAAGTTCTTCTGTAATTTCAGCAAAAGCCTTTTGAAACTCAGGCGTGTCAGCAAAAACTATCACTGGCTTTGTTTTATCAGTCTTGAGAGGCTTTATGTCTATTACCTGCAAGCCCTTCTTTAAAAGCGCTCGACACGCACGATAATCAAAAACTAATTTACTTTTTATATTCTGATTTTCTATATTCATATTAATTTAATCTCCTTAACTACTTTCATTTTTAATCTAATTTGATATTATAAGTACATTCTCTACCCTCAGAACTACTAAAAATCATCAATGTTTGACCTGGGGCAGAGTACAATCTGTTGTTATTGGAATATTCGTCAGTACCACATAACGAACGCGTAAGTATGGACTCAATACCTAAAGATTCAAACTCCTCAATATGATGCTTGTCTGCGCTAATAGTATAATCAATTGTTCTACCATACTTTTTCGAGAATAATGTATTAACTGTAACTCCAAAATTTTTAAATTTCTCTAAATCGCCATGTGCTGCTACAATATCATATCCAAGAACGTTTAAATAAATAAATTCATAATATTCACTTTCAATGATTGATATTTTTGGATTATCACGAAGTCTTTGTTTTAACCACCAAGGTATTAATTTTTCCATATTATCTGAATGAATACTATCATTTTTATTTTGCACAGTTCTTAAATGATTTCCGTATGTAGCGTATATATTCACTGTCTGAACATATTGGGATAATGTGTTGATTGCTTCTGCTATTATTTCGGATACATTAATGATCTGATCACAAACATCCTCCTCAGATGCTACTCTTGCACTAGCATGGATAGCTCCATGAGCTGCGTCGCCTAAAAGCAACACATGTAATGTTCGCACATCATGAAGCTGTAAGTACCTTATGGTCTTATTGATAAGCTCTTGTACACGCCGACGACAAATATCAGTATTATATTTATTCCAAATATTTTCCGTTATCATGCCATAATGGAAATCTGCCATGCAAAGTACCGCATCCTTATATGACTCTCCAATATAAAAATCATTAAAAGCTAGTGGCTGCTGTTCGCACAAAAAATTTACAGATTCTATTATTTTATTAGTTAAATGTTCAAATCTCGCTTCTGAGGTCCAGAACTTGCGACATTCACGTCTCTGATCTTCGAATTGTTTTTTTGCTATATAGAGTTCTTTGGTTGCATCAGATATCTTATCCTTGTGTTCCTCAGCAAATTGCTTTTTACTAAATACATCATCGTATGCCTGTTGCATAACTCTGTATTTTTTACGAAAAGCCGACTCACCCCTCCACTCAGTATCATCTATACCAAGCTCTATATTAAGCCTTGGAGCAAGTTGTTCCCAAGTTTCAGTAACTAAGCCTGCATCCTTTGCTTGTCCAACTTTCCAAATATATTGACTTTCATTTTCTTCAGGTAATTTCTTTAGTATCTCTTCCATATCTTCTATCCTTTCTTATATAACAAAAAAAAGAGACATTACGTCTCTTTTGATGTTTTTTTTCTATTTTCATATGCTTCTTGAATACTGTCTCGTAAGGGCATACTAAATTTAGTGAATGGCTTACATGTGGGCGAACAAATTACATCTTCCCCTGTTGCGGGATTTTTTCTTTGTCTTTCAGGAACCACCTTAAATCCAACTTTAATTCCTTCGACGAGCTGAAGAACCACTTCTTCATCATCTGCAACCTCACTAAAATGCTCTTTGACAATTTCATCAAGTCCACGAAGCAATACCCTAATGTCTCGTTGATAAAACTGACATTTATCAGACAGCTCATGGATAATCTTTTCTCTTGTAATAATCATATTATTTTTCTCCTTATCTTTATTTTTTTATTGTATAAAAAAAACAGCAGAAGGGTTCGAACCTCCATTCCAAGCACTCGCACTTGATGCTACCAATTACTTATGCTGTTATATGCCTAGCGTCCGAAGAACCTTCTCTGCAGCGAATAGATTTCTTGCTAGAATAGTAGTCAAGTAATGAGCTGAACCACACAACCGCAAACATAATCAACTAGGCTAATTGATGTTCCGAATAGGATTTGAACCTATGACATCCTGATTAAAAGTCAGGTGCTCTACCGAACTGAGCTATCAGAGCAAAAGTGCGGATTTGAAGGTTCCGCACCAACCTTTACGAAAGTCCAATCGGGTTGAGCATCGTTGAGAGGCTTGATTGATTCTAGCTACTATTCTACAATTTCTCCCGTTTCAACATTAACAACCTCTGGGGATTCCTGTTCCTCGTCATATACCGCTGTAAACTTGATAGGATAGCCATCAAAATCACGCAACAGTACATCAAGACGAAAATCTCCAATATCTTCTACTGAAATAGTCAAAATGCCATTTTCTATGTTTAAAACACCACTTGCCGAAACTGAATATTTCTTATTTACTCCCTGTTTAGCCATATCCTTTTACTCCTTTGTATATCAATCACTTTATGTTATATGGACAGCTCATATCCACGCTGCGCTACTACAACTTTACCTGTATTGTCATTATTAAAAATTTTTTCCTGCAACTCTTTAGCAAAGTCAAGCTTGCCTGACATTTCCCCATGTACCAATATGATTTTTTCACATTGTACAGAACTATAATAGTCTAAAAGCGTATCTCTCTGAGCATGACTAGAAAAACTCATAAGATTAGTCACTTGACATTTATTTGCACATTTTTTGCCCGAAATGGTAATAGTTTTCTGTTTACCTTCTTTGATAATAGCCCCTATGCTTCCTTCTGCCGAAAAGCCACAGAAAACGATTCTATCTTTAACTTTAGGTAACATGTTACATGCCCAACCAGTAGACCTTCCTTTGACAATCATTCCAGAACTAGCTAGCACCACAACAGGAATGTTAGCATCTCTCCACTCTTTGCTTTCAACAGAATCCTCAACAAGATGAATATTCTTCCATTGCAAAACTGTTTCCCATTTTTTTGCATCTTCACCATCTAACATACGAGAATAAGCTTTACAACAACGTATTGCCATAGGCGAATCAATTAAAACAGGAATATCAAAAGCTTCATCGTTACCAAAAATATCGTACAAATATGTAAGTATATTTTGCGCCCTATCGTTAGCAAAAACTGGAATGAGAATTCTCGCACGGTCTTCGCAACACGTCTGTCTAATTACACTTTCGAGTTTTTCCAAATCTTTTTCTCTCATCTTTGCGTCTGCAATTTTAGGTTGACGAGCATAAGTAGTTTCCCCAATTAAAATATCCGCTCGTTTAATAGGTTCAAAAGTATTTGCATAATACTTTTTAATATGAACATTACCAAGATCAGATGTATATACAATTTTTTTAGTTAAATTACCACAAGTAATCCAAAGCTCTATCTGCGCACTATTCAGAATATGTCCCGAAGGAACAAATCTAAATTTTACATATTCATCTAACTGAACTATATCTCCAATTGGATATTCAGTATAATGCTGAAGACACATATTAACATCCGAATCTGTGTAAATTGGAGCATAATCTCTTTTAAATTTAAGAGATAGCTCTTCTGCATCAGCTCTCATAATATTGGCACTATCTCTAAGAAGGATTTCCGCAATTTCATATGAACCTTGTGGCATAATCATTGGTGCTGTACATCCTTTTGCATATAAACGAGGGGACAACGCGATGTGATCACTGTGATTATGAAGGCAGAACAAATAATCTATATTTTTGGGTTTAAATTCAAAATGCTTATTATTTACTTTGTATGTCTCAAGAGTGCTACCACAACTCTGAAATAAGCCACATTCTAACAGAATCTGCCTATCTGGAGTTTGTATCCAGATAGACGACCCCGTAACATCATTTGCTGCTTCGCCAACGAAAAAAATTTTAATCTTATCTTTATTTTTTGCCATAACTTGGCTCCTTTTTTATGAATTAAAACAAAACATCAAATGAACTAATAATTTCATCAATAACACCCATTTCAAGGGCTTCATTTTCATCAAAGAACCAATCGCTAACTGCTTTTTTCTTAAATATCTTTGGATCAACTTTAGTACGAGCTAGGAAATTGTCAGTGATTTTTTTTCCAAGCTTATCAAAATACTTTTTCATCGATTCCACTTGATCAACCTGCCCACCGTAATTACAACTTCCGTTATGAACCATAAAATTAGTCCCTGGTAAAGCAAAACGCCTATGTCCCGAGGCCATTAAATCTGCTGCTGCACTATAGGCAGAACAAAGATTAATAGTCCAGATGGGGGTCTTGCTAATTTCAATAGCCTTGATAGTCGTCCATAAACTTTGCACATCCCCACCTGGTGAATCTACGAAAACCTTAATTGGTTTTCTATCTTCAACCGGAATATCCTTGTCTTCTTTATTGCAACGTATAATCATTTTAACAAGCCCCAGAAGATTATCATCAATTGCATCATCGACCCAGAAAATTCTATCCTGCTCATCTCTATAATAGTCTCTAAGCTCTGGATCAGGAAGCTGAAGATTTGCTGTTGACTCTGGAACTTCCGCTAAAATATTCATAAGTTCATCCATAATTCGTTTTCTCCTTTTGTATGTTTCGTATTTAAAAATGTTAAGAGAATAATCATTTTCTATTTTCTCTCATTAGGAAAATCTCGACCTATTTTTTTATCAGGTGTATTTCCCCCTAAGTTTTTCCTAACCACTTTGTACTGTATGAAATTAAAATGGTCACTTCACAACCTATTCTTTCTCTCTAAGCTTTTTCATGGAAGCTCTTTGATATTCCAACTGCTTTTTTCGTTGACATTCTTCACACCGACAGGTTCTTGTGTTCATATTATCTATAAACACAGGCTTTTCGCAGTCTACACATAAAACAACTTTATTATCATCGGGAACCTCTCCTACAATTTTAGAACAATCTTCACAAAACCTCTTAGGATTCGTTTTAGATTTTTTCATAAGTCGTCCACAACATTCACAATAACCATATCCTTTGCCATTATTCTTCCAGCTTAAATAAACATACGCAAGTTCTTGACAATCAATATCGCCAAGATTGAGTACCACATCATCACTATTATCAATAAAATTGACAATCAAGCATTTAGTATTATTCTTCTTTGGGCATTCTAAAAATCCATGTTGTAAAATATAATGTAAAATATATTCTCTATCGTCAGCGGGGACTGATATTCTTGCCATTTTACACAAATCCACAATAGAATACTTTACAAGACCATTTGTAAAACCACACGAGACGCTTTGCTGCTTTGCCATGCATAACAACACAAACAAAATTTTTTCTGCTCTCAAATTATCTAAAGAAGATATGACGTCCAATTCAGACCGAGTGATCTTAATACTCTCAATATTATAAAATGGATATTTGTGCGCTTGTTCTATAGCATCGGAAATCAATTTAGAATAATAACTTTCCTCAAAATTTTCATGATATTTTTTCATCCACGCTACAGTATTTATATAATTTTCATCATCAGCTATATGTTCAACATATAACAGGTATCTAGTAACATATCTAAGTTTAGCAAGAGTAAATTTTTCTTCTTGATTTTTTCCATCATAGATTGTCTTTGCATATTTTGCTTCATTCAGAATCAACATCTAAATCACCACCTACTTGTTGTGTATATAAAGAGAATTTATGACCACAAAACTCTATATTCCCATTTTTATCCTTGATTGGATATTGAAGTTTATATCCATTATTTTTTAAAACATTATTAAAAATCTGTTCTCCAGCAATATTCCACGCAAATGACTTATTCTTATTTGATGTGTAACATATGTCGATAAGAATGTTAGTTAATGCTTCTGTATTTGGGCATTTCTCATAGCAAGCAATAGTAAAATCTTCAATCAGTCGAGACATAAATGCATCTCTCTCTTCCTTAGAAGACTCATTTTTCTTAATACCCTTTAAAAATAATTGCATATTTTTATTATATTCATCATACAACTGTTGAACTGATACGTATTCTTCGTGAGCATACGTCATATTACTTTTTAATATTGAATAATCAAACTCAATATCAGGAAATACATCTACAGTCTGAAATTCATCTTCGATTCTCCAACAAATACGGTTCATTGTTCCAGGTGCTCTGCTCACAGGCATATATTTTTCGTAGTTATATACAAATAATTCCTCTTCCTCAGTTTTGTCATTTGAAGTGTATAATTCATCTAAACTTTTACCAAACCTAATTTTACAATTTGATCTAACAGTTTTAATATATTCATCTAACTCTTTTTTTAACTGAGAATAGCGATAGATAAAAAACCACGGTTTAATTTCTGCTGCTATGTTAGTATTTATTTGCTTATCTCTAATAGTATCTTCATCATCATCGTCCTTAATTTTAAACATTTTCGAATTCAACCATTCTTTAGGCACTGGTCTTGCGACCACACCTTTAATTCTATCTCCTTTATACCCTCGGTTATCCCGATATTTATTAGGGGAGTAGACTATATCTTCATCCACTTTGACAGTGGAGTACGGCACTTCCATATTTGGAATTTCACCCAATATGTACGAACTTCATAATCTTGTGCTCAAGACCGTATGTTCTAGTCGTTTGACCTTCCAAATCATCGCTGATCTGGCTTGGCACTGGATTGTCATGTATGTGTGTGTTTAAATATATTCCCAATGGAATCCTCCTGCTGTTTTACTACTACCTTTTAAGCAGTTGCATAAACTTGTTCTGGAGATTCCAGTCTTTTCAGAAGCTTCTTTACAGCTTAAGTATTCTTTTTGAGTTTCGGTACAAATAATTGCTCTAGCTCGTGGGGCTTGCTCATATCTTTTACCATACATACAGTTCCTCTCGCCCGTTTGTGCTTCTGATAGCTTCTGAAGATGCTCTGTAGAAAATATTTTATTTTTATTTGCTTTTGAAATTCTTTTATTGCGAGTGCCGTAATTACAATTGTACACAACATCACACCACTCAAGATTACTGGCATGATTGTTTTGTTTGTTTTCATCAATATGATTGACCTGATTTAGATTGTTTGGGTTTGACACAAAAGCTATTGCTACCAGTCTATGAACAAATAATGTTTTTCTGTTTTCACTGTTGGTTAATGTTACTTTGTAATACCCACGAGTATCAACACTCTTTTTTAAAATTTTACCACTTTTAACAACTCGAACTTCACCATCATCAGAAACCTCATATTTAGGATAACCTTCTATAACTTTCCACATACTAATCACCTCCTTGTTTTAATATTTAATACACACATATTTAGATGTTCCCAGTTAGCATAGTCTTTCATCATCATTTCCTATGATTCCTAGCGTAGACTACACACCTTACATTTGTAAGTTCACCGTATTTTTATTTTTCGTTCATTACTGAACGCCGCTACCATTTAGTTCAAAATAGCGTTCTGCTGATAATTCATCATCGTACTAATTCTATAAGTGAGCCGCTTATATTCCTCACTATTTTTATCAAATTGTTCTCGTAAAGAAATCATGTTTGTTGCCTTGTTCGTAACACTACCAATAGCATCACCAAAACCATTAATGTCAGATTTTATATAATCTTCCTCAGTCGGTACTTTCTTGGACATACTATCCTGTACGCACATCAGAGTAGTTTTGTACTCAAAGGCATCCAGTAAAACTCTATTGTCTGTACAAAAATTCGAATCCGAATCATAATCTTCTCCATTACATCTCATTGCCGTAGTATCCCAACTATTAAGTATGATGCATGTTTTGATATACTTGTACCATTTTTCCATCTCAGAGCTAGTTACAACACTAAGTTTACACACATTCTCAATTGTTGTCATTGGAGCCCGAAATATACAAATTTCTTTTGTTCCTCTGTCCTTCCAATACTGATGATAACACTCTCCCTTTTTTAACAAACCAGTAACCTCTAGACCAAACATATGCTGTAATAATGAATATGGGTCATTGCCCGCAATACTATAATCACCCTCTACGTCCAATACACCTATCTTTGCCGAATTAATTCGTTTTTGAATCATCCTACTAACTTTAGATCTCACATAAGGATCTTGAACGAGTTCTGGATTTGCCATAATTGCCTTACACATAGGATCCATATACAATACATTCTTTTCGTCAAGTCCAGTACCACACATATATAAAATAAGTTTTGTCCAATCTAACCCTAGACATTCCTTAATTCCTGTAACAGTAGGTTTGATTAACTCATCAATCTGCGCATCTGTAAATGAAAAATCCTGAAGATATTGATAGTTTGTAGTGTGAACATTACGTAGTTCATGAGGTGTACTTTTTGCAATACAAAACTCATATTCATTTTTCATACAGTTATTATAATAATCTTCATAGCCAGCATACGAGTCCCATAATTTTAACATAGAAACAGTGAGAATAACGTCCGCATCCCTTACGTCTCTCTTGTCTCCCCATGCGTCTTTAATAATGTATGTATGCGCCATTTCTTCAGCAAATTTCTTAAAATCTACCGTAAATACCATCCCCTTCAAGAATGCACAACGAGTATTAAACCCAGATAACGGCTCATCGCCTTCATTTAGGGCTCTTGCCCACTCAGCACTCATTTCAGGAGAAATAAATCCCATACCATCACAAGTATTAATTTCTATTTCCGTCTTAATATCATCCGTCACGCTTGGCCATTCTGGATTATCACCACCAGTGTTCTTCACAAGTCTTACGACATCCTTGAACTTCGTATGCACATCATTAATTACAATAATGCGTGGCCAAGGAACGGCAATACTAGCAGAACATTGTAACGCAAAATAAGCATTGATTTTTGCTGCAATAAATTTATAATTTAAATCAATATCATTGTATTTTTTAGGTGCTTCGTCCCCTTTGGGTCCCTCATAGCGTCCATTATTAATTTTTGTCATTAAGATATCATGAACTTCTTTATTGACAAAAATAATAGTGCTCTTTTTAATAGAACCTGCGGTTCCAAGAAACCTTTTATATTCTACAGTCCTAATGGTATGCCCATAATCAATAGTTATTTTGAATCCATGTTTACATACATATCTATAGTCCTTTGGAGAATCCATAACAAGCATTAAATAATCTTGTTGAAATTGTTTTTCATATAACTGATCGTACAAAGTACTAATTCGTTTCTTATTCTCAATGCTATTCTCTTGTTTTTTGATTTGTTTAATTTCTCGTTTAATTTTTGTTGCTTCAAAATCATTATTTTGACGGCATTGTTCTTTTTCTAACCATCTCAATATTTGAGACGAGCCAAGACTAACTACCAATTGTGGCTGTTTTCTAATTTCACTTAGTTTAAAAGTTAAATGCCAATTATATTTCGACAAATATTTAGTATTAATTTTTAGCACAAAAATTTGATTTTTTTGTGATTTTGCCATGTGTTCACCACCTCAATCACTTTGTCTTATAGTCAATCCACAAAATACTGGTCTATCCAGTATAATTCCATCATGAACAAGGGTATAATAATAAAAAATCCCGACATCTTAACAAGTCTCCTTCCTAATCACTTTGTACTATAAATATTATACAGCAAAAACAGACAATTGTCAATATATCAGGATATTAATTTACAAATCATTTACAATTATTTACTCATATTTTTTATTCCTTCGTAACACTTCGAACAGTAATTGCTCTTTCTGGTGCCTCAAAAACCCCACCAATAATCTCTCCATTATCATAAACATATTCCCTAACAAGCTTCCAACCTTGCCTAAGAAATCTATTATAATGTTTTGGAATAGTAGTATCAACACACCATGTTTTATCAATCTGACTAAAACTAACTAACGTTGCCTGTTTATAGTTCTCAACTTTGTTACCTACCACTATCTTTTCTGTCATTTTATTCACCTTGCATATCAAAATCCTTTGCCGCTGGAACCCACCAAGAGCCATTAGACATAATAGCATGATATCTATCATGAGATATACTATTCATTTTCGCAAATTCCTCAAGAGTCAATTCCCAAACCTCAAAATGTTCAAACTTATCTATCTTGCCATGATAAATATTTTTTGGATAAATACCTATTCGCTCAAACACAGGCATTAGGTGTTCACCAGATATTTTAATTTTCTCCGACATTCACATTTCTCCCTTGACAACTCTTTCATTAACGCTCATAACAAATTTTTCTATTCGCTTCATATCTGGAGTTTCCGGCAACATAGTGCTATTTTTCTTCATCTCTAGCTGAGATTCCAACTCATCCACAATATTAAAGAATTCTTCGGTCGGCTTATCATTTTCGTCTAAATAATCACCGTTTCTAATAGACATTAAAAAATTATGATCCTTTTCTCTATAAGTAACAATCTCTCCATTATCAAGAATGTCAAAACACATCAGATACAACCGTACTAAATGCATCATATGCTTTGCCAGCTTACCGTGAGAAGTAGCATGAGCATTGCGCTTGCCAAGCTTGGAATAATCTTTAACAATATTATTCATATCAGACCACATACCTTTCCAATCCCTAAGAGGGTAATGCTGAAGATTGATGTCCATAAAAATCTCAGTATCATATTCTTCTTGTACTGACTCACCAATGTATAGTCTAATTGCATCTTCTGGATGCTCAAAATAACGTTCTTTATACGAACAAGCTGCGTTTTTAATACTGTTCAAAATATGAGCTTCCTGCTGAAACTGACCCAAGTCTCGTGCCGCCTTATTATCCAAACGACGCAACTGACTTGAGGCATATCCCCCAAATGAGAGTACACATTTCTTTGAAAGAAACATATTCTTATTATCTAAAAGCTCCTGACCAATAGGAGATATGTATAAATAATGCTCTGGTTTACAACCCAATAACTCAATAGTATTAGGATTCACATTCGTTAAAAGACCAACAATCTTATTAAATCCATAAATAGTAGTATCAGTTTCTTCATTTACAAACTGTTCAAATTTCTTATTGGTTAATATTTCTTCCTTGGTATTTAAAGCACAGCCCCGGATATCTATATCTGAAGTTTCTATATTAGTTCCATAGGCATAACTACCACCAAGTGTAAGAAACACAATATTATCACCAAGATGCTCGTTATTCCTTAAAAAATCATATGTAGAAGTACCGAGCATCTGTTTAATTGCTTCAATTGTCATTTTCCTTTCCTCGCTCTTTCTTTTCTTCCAAACTCTCAATAAAATATCTAACTCTTTGGAATGCCGACGCTTGAGCCATTACGACCATATCAGATGTTGGATTTTCGCCACCTGTGAGCTTCGAATAATATAAATCCTCCATCTGAGAAACATAATCATATATTTGCTCAACTTCTTTGATCATAATTATCACCCTTTCCTTTTCCTTTCTGTTCGTCATTAATATCATATTTTTCAAACAAATGGCGTTGAGGGGCAAAATCGCAACCGAAATATTTATATTCCGCTTTCAATCGAGCAATAATAGCATCTTCTTTATTTTCAAAACTTCCAAGACGTATATTATGATAATTAACTACAATTTGAGCAGACCACTTGTTACGATCCTTTTCCCAAAAAACACCGATAAATCCAGATGTGTTGTTAACGCCTATTGATGCATTTCTAGCATTTTCGGTAGGTGTTGCAAATCTCAAATTTTCTTTTCGATTGTCTAATGGGTTTCTGTTAATATGATCACAATTCTTCCCCATAACTACATTACTCATTTGAATACTTTTTTCTTTACTAGGCGAACATAAATCAGCACGCAGACATCTATACCGATTCCCCTTAACAGCAGTTAACCAACAATAGTCTTTTATTTTATCATAATCTTCTAAATCGAAATAAAATTCATCATTAGCATTTAAAGTCCAACCAATTCCATATTCACCAGACAAATCATATTTATTATACTTTTTTAACCGTTGTATTGCTTGTTCTCTTGATAAGCATCCACAAGAAGTAGTATGTTTAGACACCAAATTGCTTCTTCGAACAATTATCTTGTTATGGTCCTTACATGAACATTCGCACAACCATTGAGTATCTTGGTGCCCAGAAGGGCTAACGTAGTCATTTGCTCGTTCTAGAACGATAAGTCTTCCAAAAACTACACCTATTAAATTTTTCCGAACATCAATCATTTAATCTCTCCTGATAACCATATATTCAGACCAAGAACCAACATCAACATATATTGCATTATTTTCTTCAGGAACGATCCACGTTCGTGTATAATAGCTTTTAAAATTATGCTCGTCCAAAAACTTCTGAATTTCACGAAACGCATCTTCCTCAGTATCCACCGTAGCAAGTAGCCTCTCTTCTCCCGAACGAGCTAAAAAATATAGCTTCATTCCACATTCCTCCTATCGTTACTTTATTTCAGTAAGCCAAAATTGACGTTTACATTGTTTGCAATTTTGACTTATTGGTAGATTATCGGTCATTAAACACTCCCTCGAACCATCAGGTTTCGTTACAAAAGCTATAGGACATATATCAATTACTCCATCTATCATTCTTGTCATAGGAAATAATTTCAACAACTCAATTTGTCTTGTTTTCGGCGGATGTTCTGTAGCCCATTTTTCTACTTTCGCAACTGTTTCTTTAGGAAATACCAGAATAAAATTACTACAATCACAATCAGATTTACCATTATTGCAACGGGAAAGTGGACAATCCACACAATCACTAGTATCACACAATCTTGTTTTTTGTTTCAGAAATTCTACAGCATCCATTCTATTCTTCCTTTCATCTTCGCTTATTTCAGTATTCTCTCCATACTGTCCGAAAGTCTCTTATATGTATCTCCCGCCATAAGCATTGAAACAACATTATCTGACAGTGCTTTTCTCGTCGTTTCGTCAAACTGAGTTTTTATGCCTGTATTAACAGCAACTTTAATGCTTGCAACGTTGTCATCGATTGTTCTCTGACAATAGTTTCTAACTATATCTGCAACTTTTTCAGGGTTGAGCTTTTCGTCAATGACTTTAGCTGTACATTCAGCAAGATACGCATTCCTACTCAGCCTTCTTTCAGGTTCACGCCATCCACCACCTATAGTAATCTCCTTTTGCATATATGCTTTTATCTCATCATCGACAACTTTTTTAAGAGATTCGTCAACATATGCTTCCGCAATGTCTTTAATTTCGTCCTTTACCATTGACTTAACACAATTATCAATCATATCATATACTGCTTTTTCAACTGTATTGGCAACAGTGTGCTTGATAAATGTTGTAATATCGGGCATATCAAGTATGATTTTGCATTTATCTTCTTCCACATCTCCTTCACAACAGTATGGACAAGCCTCATATCCTCCTTCGTAATCACACTCAGGTGTGCCGTCATCATAGTCATATCCATTAAAATATTTGCAGTCTTTACAGTCTTTCATTGTTAATTTCCTTTCTTATAATTCACACTTTCATCTTCATTAACAGGGACATAATCTTGGCATCGCTTATAATTGCAATGAATATGAGGTATGATTTTCTTTTTAGACAGTTTACAAGAGTACTCATAGATCGGATGATCAAACACATCGCCGTGCCATGGCGTGATGTCTTCAATAATTAAATTTCTGCAATCGATCATTGTAATTGCCTCTCAAAATTATATTTTTATAATGCATCAATAATCTGTCTTGTGTAGCCACAGCATTCTATGTTAAACTCAATGCCTGGTGTACCATCATCACGCTTACAAGATAGCGCAGAACTAATATATCCTTTTATATCCGAAAAAAGAATCCATTTTTCTTTGCCAGTATTTGTTTTTACTTTTATTCTAAACTCTAATACTTTGTCAATTATTTCTTCATCAATTAATTTATTCAAACATTGCCTCATATTTTTTCACTAGCACCTCAATTTCATCATCACTCATTAGCTCAACCATATCTGGTAAATACACCCCGCACCAAGGTTCCTTGTAACCAGAAACCCAAATTAGATATCCATCATCCATAACCTCGTATGTCGCTACACTACCATAACGAATTAGATTGGATTCCTCGTCTTTCACTTTTACAAATGTTCCAAAATCATACGGCAAATCAACATGAATCATGTTTCGTCCTCACTTTCATCTTCAATTTCGGTCAGCCAGTAGGTTTGCACACATTTTTTACATGCCAATGAATTCGTATTGGTCAAGTGGCATTTGTGTGTTGCATCAACCTTGGCGGGACATATGATTATATTGCCTTCCGGAGTCAAAATCGCGTTCGGGAACATCTTTAAAAACTCGCTCTGACGCGTCTTTCTCAAGTGCTTTTTAACAACTTCTTCGGCATTCTGTTTCTCATAAGTCATATATGGATATGTCTGATGATAATTTTCAAGATATCCACATTTCGTGCATTTATGTGGATATGTAGGTGGAAAAAGATCCAGACATGCCCCTGTTGGGCGCATTTTCCCTTTATGACACTGAGGGCATTCCATATCAACGTTATATACTTTTACTTCTGTCTTAACTTCCATATTATTCCCTTTCGTTGATGATTTGATTACAAGTTGCTTGTGCTATACGACTAATAGAGCTTTCCATTCCATTAAATATTCCATCACAAACAATCTGTGCCATTGCCTTATGGATAATTTCATCAAAATTTTCTCTAATAACCTCAATCATTTCGTCCCGTAAGTCATTTAACTTGTTTGTCTTAGTTGCTCTAAGCATAATCTCTTTCAAAAACTGCGTGGGTTTTTTTTCGTAACTCCAACAGTCTTTCTCCATTATTAACTCTTTCAATACATCAGTGTTAATTAAATACGTTCGAAAACCTTCTAAAACAACTTCCTGAAGCTTTTCTTCTGGTAGCGTAGCAAGCGATTTATCCATCAACTCTTTGAACTGTGTCTCATCAACATTAATACTAATTTGCATATCAATTCAATTCTCCTTTAAAAATAATTAATCCCTTTGTGCTGTAGGTATTATAACACAAAAGGATTAATTTGTCAATATGGAAAATGAATAATTTACAGTTTATTTAAATTTTGATTCGTTATGCTTCGCTTCTACTGCCTCAAAGTATTCTTTAAAAGAAAACCATTTGTCTTTCATTAGATGCCCAATTTTTAAAATCTTGCCACCCTAGCCCTCTATCTCAACTCGTACATATCGCCCCTTAAGGTCTTCCCAAGACTCAACCTCAAGCGTCTTCATAAGCTCAATAATGGCACCATAGCCATCCTTGGAGCCGTATTTTCCAACGCTAGCACACCAATGATCAAGACAATATCCACCGAAACCACAAGCCCAACCAGCTCCTTCAATAGTCAAGCTAGCAGAGAGACAGTCGTGCTCTTCACCAAGCCTCGTAGATGTAATTTTTCCATTAAGAATTTCAATGTTCATAATTGTTACTCCTTTACTTACTTACCTCATTTTTACCTATCTCTATCTCTTGTAAAATCCATGTTCTTTCCTCGTCCCCGTAGCTAGTATGCCACCATTTTTCCAGATCAATGATATGTTGAATTTGCTCGGACGAAAACAAATATAAATGATCTAATACCACCTGCCGTCTCTTAAACCTATCTGGGTGTGCGCTTCCGCCGAATCTACACTGACAATTTGAAATTTTATATTCACAAATTGGACAAATAGAATCAGTCATTACTATTCTCCTCTTTTTCACATAAAATTCCTCCATATGCAATTTCTTTCATGTCATATCTGTCCCTCAAATATTCTCTTAACTCTTCTAGGCAATTACTACATACGGACAAATTGTTTAAAGTCATTGTTCGCGTCGAGTCTACGTCCCAAAAATCCATTGGGAGCCTAATTACATCAAGCTTCTTGCTCTTATTAGCAAGTTCAACTACTCTACCACACATATCACATTTTTGATAATATTTTTCAATTACTTCACTCATTCTTAATTCTCCTGTTCCGCGATTCTATGACCGTTTCTTTTCCATCAGCTTCCTCATATTGGATTATCTTCGCTAACCTGATAAAAATCAGCGTATGTACGTGTTACATTTACATCTCCTGTACCACCAAGTTCTTTTGCAATTAAAGCCGTTAACATTGCATCAAAATTGCCATTACAAATCGTATTCTTTATTTCTTCAAACGGAAGAATATCTGGCTCTGAATCATCCACCTTAAAATCAATAATTACCGTTGCTACATATCTACCCTTATACATTTTCAATCCCCTCCATTTTTGCGCCGCACTTTGGACAATAATACCACCCTGCACCTATCGCTGTTAATATCCCGTCAACGTGTATAATCTGTCCACAAAGAGAGCAATACCAATCTACACCGAGTGGTATTTGTGTTTCGTCATCTCTAATCCAATGCGCGTGTATAACAGGCGCGACATCTTCTACTTTTGCTTGCAACAGTACTCGCTTAACACTGCCTTTGTATGGTAAATCATTCGACAAATGATTAAGCAACTTATCACGGTCTATATAGTTAGACATTTGTATCAGCCTCCTTTGATTCCAAAAGAAGAATAACATCTTTTAACGCTTTAACAAGTGCTTCTCTATCAATTACTTCCAAACAACTATCATCTGGTATCGCCACTACGTCATTATTAGGAAATGCCATTTTAAGTTGTTCGTATTGGTCTCGCACGGCGTTAAGACTAAGAGAAGTATTAAATTTCCAAACTACAACCTCTTCGGGAGATGGGCCATAAACTTTGATTCCTGTGATTTTATCTATTTCAATCATTTTGACCTCCAAATTTTTATTGCTCGATAAGTGGCAAATTTCCATCTGCTTTCATCATCTCATAAATAAACAATCTACCCTTCTGAGTCCAATATGTTCGAATATCCGTATGTGATTCTTCTTTCCAATCTTGATAAGTATACGTTCTAGTACTTGTATAACCACTCGAAGCATATTTTTGGTAAAGCAGCCAAATAGAGCCCTGCTTATACTGAACGCCCTTTTCATGCAAGTACTGATTCATGTGTTTTGCACTCCATCCATAATCTTTTGCAATTACAGAAATGGCTACAAGATCTTTACAATTAAGCACAATGTCATAATACGTTACTTTAGGCTGCATTTCTGAAATTTGCTGAGCCTGAACAGAAACCGTTTGCTGGAGCTGTCGCTTTTCCTCATTTAGCTGTCTAATTTTAGAAAGATTTAACCGAAGAATATTTTTGGTTTCTTCACTCGATCCTTCAAAATATGTTTCGATGAACAATTCGTCGCTATTTATATAGCCTCCAGTTTTACGAATGGTCGGAAGGACGTCATGGGTAATCCAGTGCTTAAAACGTTTTGCGGACTCAAGCTTGCTGCCAAAAACGAGTGCATACACACCAGATTCATTAATTATTGTCAAATCTTGCGTTCCTCCAAGGGTGTCGCATTTTGCTACACCCCTATCTTCATTATCAACATGCTTCGCAAGAGCATCACGACCATTTTTGTAACCTAAAACTACTGCTACATCTTTGGCCATAAACCATGGTTCATTGTCAATCATCACCGCTCTAATCTTGCCGAATTCTTCATTCTCAAACACCTTTAATTCATTCATCTTTTGTTGCTCCTTATATAAATATAAAATCTTTTATCAATTGTTATGAATTGTTTATTCTTTCTACTATCTCATTTCTGGCCTTGTCAATTAACTTTTCACATTCTTTTCGTGCATCATATTCATATCCGAAAGAATACCATTCGTCCGAACCAGCTTGCTGAAGAGTGTACATTGCACTAATGTCACTTAAAGCAAATGTTGTTTCATATGACACTCCAAGGGCGCTTAATATATTATTATAAAAACTGATTAATCTATCTGCTTCTTCATTGTGATTCTTCAGCTGCTCTAACTGAGAAATAATGTTATCAATCCGCTCATTGTAATTCATTTTACTCTCCTTTCGATCCTTTCGTATATGTTACTGCGTTATTTTCAAGAAATACACAGTTAGTGTATGGCTGATCTAATTCTTTTCTTATCTCTGTATTCAACTCAACAAATTCGTCTACATGATACTCAAAGTAATCAATAGCATCATTTTCACATTGAAATTCTTTTAGATATTGATAGTAGAAAAATTTTTGGTTTGTACAAATCCATGAATTCGTATCAACACAATAAGCAATTATCCATGCTGAAAATTTTTTTGAAAAACTGTATCCATCAGGTGGTACGATGCAGCTACCTTCATCCTCAAATATATTAAAATCTTTGTCTAATATACGTTTATTGCCATAGTCATCAACAGCAACAAGTTTATCGTTTTCTTTATCACCTAATGTTACTTTGATACCAACATCAGTAAGTGCTTTGACAATATCATTAATGTCTGGCTCAACAATCTTTTCTTTTTTCATTTTTGTATTCATCCTCCTCCATTTTTGCGCCGCAGTTCGGGCAATAATGATAATGGCTAATACTACACCCGTAATGCTCAAAACCACAAGCAGAGCATTTGTCTCCCACTATCTGTTGCCGATAGTCCTCATAACATAGTTCCCATCTCGCGTGTATTACAGGAGCAACGTCTGTTACCGTAGTGGCTTCAATAGCATTCCTTACAATGATAGGGTAAAAGCCTTTGTCCATCAAGGTATGTACAAGTGCATCACGATTTATATATTTAATCATTTTCATTCTCCTTTATTCAATTTCCAATTCATTTTTTATTTTCATAATTTTCAAAATAAAACGTTATTTTATGTGGAGTGGGGGTTACTGTGCCAAACCTTACGGCAGTTCTATATGTTGCACTGTCTCTTAACAATATTTCAGGTTGTCGCCCAAGCATTGATCTGAAGGTTTCAAGTGTAAAAGTGCTTTTATAATGGTTACAGGGTCTGCACGAGGGCATATAGTTATCAAAGGTATCAAGATCAATGCCTTGGGTTTTATATATATCATAAAATTGCATTGGAATAAGATGATCAACTTGCATTGCTTTTAAGGTGATTTCGCAACCACAATATGCACAATGTCCATTATATTTTTCGTATACTTTTTTCCGCTCTTCTTGCGGAATAATCCGGCGCTTTGGTGGTGTATAGTTCATATAGTCTCCTTAATATCAATCTTTTCAAAACATTTTTTTTATAGATACATCATAGAGTTCACTTACTTGATATTTAGCCTGAACATAATCCCAAAATTCCAAATAGCAGTCGGAGCATAGTTCTATTCGTGACAGTCCCTCAGAATAGCCACGTCCTTCGCAATCATAAATTTTTGAAGGTATGTTAACTTGGTATAATGGATTGTTTGTGGTCTTGTTACCCTCAACTGGAAATTCCTTTTTACAGCAGTCGCAAGTGTAAATGGTTACATTCTTTTTTGCCATGATTTGTTTTCCTTTCTTTGATTTATATTTTATGAGGTACAAAAATCTATTAATAATATATCTATTTGTTCCCCATAGGGTATAATTATTACACGTCCGGGATATTTTCGCCTACCACCACATTGCAGGCATTACCGTTGCCCAAATCCAAGGAATATCACACACTGATTTTTCTTCGTCTTCTGTCAGTTTTTTATTCTTGAATGCTTCGGAGAGGGCAAGCTCACATCCGTGCAACATTTTATCTATAAGCTCTTTTTGAGTATATTCTTTGTTTTCAAAATTGAATTTATGGACATTTAAATCTATGCAATTAACTTCTAAAAACATTTTCAACCTCTCATAAAGCCAGCAATAAAAATAAATATCTAGACACCAGGTTTCATAATCTGGGAATCCATATTCTTCAATTTCCTTATTCCATCTTGTCCATCTAGAATCTTTGGGATCTAGTTTCATAAAATTATCATTTATGCCGAGGTCATTTAAATATTTTCTTGCCATCGTTTTACTCTCCTTCTTACAAACGGTATGTTTCAATAACTTTTGAGCACCTAGGTACATCCCAATATTTACACTTACAAGATGCCTTGTCCTCACAAATTGAACATACTTGGTCACGAATATCATCCAGCACGTCAATTTCACTATATTCATCATCTGGCTCTAGAGTCTGGATATAACGATGCGTCAAATCATCACAAGTAAGATGCATTTTGGAAGTATACAAATCTTCGCAATAGCATTTACAAACAGTATAAACATATTCTTCACCCTTCAATATGGGGCGTCTACATAAAGTGCATTCGTGCTCTTTTCGTGCGGTATAAATATGTTGGTTATAAAAATCAATACTCATTTTATGCCCCTCTATTCAATAGTATTTTTTTATGCAAATTTAAAACGCAATTGGTAGAGCATATAAATTTACCTTAAAACTCATTAATGCGTTTTTAGAATCATTTTTTTACACTTCAGATGTACGTTGCTGACGAGCATTTTTGAGTCTTTCGGATGCCGCTGCTTTCTGCGCATCAGTCAAGTTGCACGTTCTAGGTGGACTGATTTTAAACCACGATTTGGGTAGCTCAATCAAAAGCACACCGTAGTTGCTATCTGGGTGTTCAAGAATATGTATCTCGTTAGGATATTTGCCGGCAAGTCGCAGCAGCTTGTTGATCCATACCGTTTCGTTAGTCGATATCTCTGCTATTTTGTTGTCATTGGTTTGATTGTATGCGGTTTCTCGTATTTCTGTCATTGTGTCGTTCTCCTTTTGAGTTTGAAATTTTATCTTTTGGTAACGGGTGGGATGGGTGATTCAGCAAGAGGCTGAAAGAAAGAACCAAA